GATTATCATCAAGTGTTAATTTACCTTGTTTTATTTTACCTGCGAATTTCATTTTATAGGTAACCTACATTCATATTCTGCTTCACATTTAGGACAATGAAAAACACTTACTATACCATAACCATCATATCCAACAAATGGGTCGTCAAAATCATAATCGCAATCCCATATAACTTCTGTATTACAATGCCAACATTTCATTCTGCAAAATACCCCCTTAATAAATAAAAAGCCTCTTTCCAAAGGTTTATATTATATTCTTGTTCAAATTTATCTGTTCCTAGATTGTGTCTTTCCGTATGATGTTCCCTACATAACGGCACACAACTAAAATCTTTGATTGATTGTTTAGTTCTATCGCCACCCATACCAATATGTTGTAAATGGTCAGGGTCTACAACATTACTACCACATATCAAACAATGTTTAGATTTTATATACTTAATGTAATCTTTAGTGTTTACCATAACCCTAGCCAATCTAAAACATAAAACACAATAAAATACCAACAAAATGCACCAAATACAAACATACCTACATAAACCAACAAATTAATCCAATTCATCATAAACTCCAATATCTTTTAAAATACTTATTAATAATATAACATATATAACTACTACGCATAAAAAAAGTATCAAGTAAAATAGTTGTTCTATCACACAATTTTCACATATAGAGGGTTGTAAGGAGTAGAACCTAATCCACCACTAAATCCCATTAAAAACAACAGAACAATCATTACAATCATACCTATAATAAAACTTTTCATATCTAAATTCATTTAATCTCCCAATTTAAAGAGATAGTGTGAAGAAAGGGAAACACTAAAGGTAGGGAGAATGAACAAAAACCTACCACCTATCTCTTAACTTTTTTTACTTTTTAAGTGTATATATTGCGTGTCCTGAGCCTTTTGCAATTTCTGTATCTATATTATGACCTTCGGCTCTTAATTCAAAAATAATTGCACCTAATCTAAAACTGCCATATTCATTCAATGCTTCTATAGGCGTTATTGATTGACCACTTGCTAAATGTTGCAATACTTTTTGTTTTTTTGTTATTTTCTTCATTCTTCCTCCTTAGTTTGAAAATCATTTAATGTAAAAATGTTTAATTTGTTTAACCTATTAATTAGCAAATTAATAAAATTATCATCAATAATTGTTCCGTGTTCAGTTATTCTTTTTTTGTATTTTACGGCTTCGGTTATCAATTCTTCATAAAAATTTCTAATAGACTTTTTACCATCTGCCATACTATTATCTTTTGTGTTTAATTTTACTCTATTCATTCTTGTTCCTTATATTTACCTGTTATCATTTGTTTTTTTAATACATTGCCATCTTTAAATGATGTTATAAATATTGCTAAATGTTTATTTCTATGCCAATCACTATTTTTAAAATAAGTATTATAATGTTTTAATGCTTTTTTATATAACATATCATCAGTTTCTTCATCAGTTGCATAAAATTTACCTGAATAATCTTCCCAATCGTTAGTTCTATTTAAAACTTTTACATCTGCAAATTTTCTGTTTATATGTAAATTAAGTGTTTCATCAACATTTCTAAAACTTTTATAAAGTTTTGATATTTTAGATTTGATGTCTTCCATAGATTTTTGCATTTTGAAATATTCTAATGCTTGTTCTTCTATTGTGGTTTCTTTATAAGATTTGTACCACTTATCAAATTCTGCCATTAATTCTGTTTCCTTTTTTTTGATATTATTTTTTTCTTTTTCTTTGCTCATTTTTTCTCCTTTATGTTTAAAATCCAATCGTTTAATTCTTGCACAACATACATCTTACCTCTATCTTCTTTAATAATTTGTATGTCTACGTTTTCTGATGGTCTAATCCATTTTGGCAAAGCCTTGCGTACTTTTGCTTGAACTTTAATCTCATCATCAATAAGTATATCTACTTCTTCGTGATGTCCAAATGCTTTACCATTACTACCCCAACTTCTGACACATTTAATATCGTGAAGTTCTATTTCTTTAACGATTTCACGTTCAAATCTATTGCCCTTTGCTTTGCTTTTGTTTGTCGCCATATTCTGTCTTCCTCTTGTTTTTTATATTCAGGACTTTCATAGTTTTTTATTATCTGTTCATCTACTCTATTCAAATGGTCTTGCCAAAATTCTGCTTCTTTTTTATGTAAAAATTTAGCACCATCTGTTGTTATAAAAACAAAATGTAATTCTTTTTTAATCATTAAATACCACCTTTTCTATTTAGTTCTGCTATTATACTTTGGTATACCCACCAACATTTGCCGTTATTTGTGGCTTTATTGATTTTTTCATGTATTTGTGTGCTTTTCTTTTTATTGTAATATTTTTGACATTTTCTACAATATGTTGAATATTTATATCCATTTTTAGTCCATTTTGTTTTGTCATCAGTTTTACATCTTGGACATTTTTTATCATTTAATTTTTGCTTCGGTTTAAACTTCGGCATATATTCTCCAATTTTTGAGGCAAGTAACCTAAGGAGGAGGTTTAGGTGTTTGTGCGAACGTACCTGCCTCGTAAGTTTAATTACTAATTTGTTCTAATGTTTGCTCGGCAATCTTTACTGCAATCATATCGTTTGATTCATCTATAATTGCTTGTAATCCTTGCTTTGCTAATTCTAATGTATCTTCCATAATTACCTATATTTGTTTATTTTTGCTTGACAACAATCACTATCGTCTTTGTGTATAGTGAATTTATTTCCAAATACTATTCCATTACAACTATTACATCTTCCTAATCTTGCCGAGCCACTCTTGTCAAATGGATATGATTCATCTAAATCTACTTTCTTCTCAGTAACAATAATTTCATCATTGTACTTTTCATTTTTCAAATATCTAATTGGGTCGAGCCTATAACACTTCTCAACTTTTTCAACATAACTTTTAGTATGCTTCATAATTTTAGGTATCAATTTTTTTGTTATATGTTTTTTCCAATACGCTACTGCTAATTTTTTCGTGGTTTTCTTGCTATACAAGTTATACCACTTATCAAATTCTTCTGTTGATGAAATTGGGAGGCTAGATACTTTCGTGCCATTTGTCAGTAATTCAATTACAGACTTATCACATTTAATCCACCTAACTCTCCCTTTTTCTTTGACTGCAATTTCCATTAAAATGGTAAATCCTCATCTTCTTTTGTTTGGTTAGAGCCACCACTATTATAATGCTCTATTGCTAATTGATTTACTTTTTGTCTTAAAACTTTATCGGCAAAAATAGTGTCTTTATATTCATCGTCTTTATTTTTTTGACTAGGAAATCCAACAAACATACCATCATTACCTTGCACAACCTTAAAACCTTTGATTGTAAAACCTTCTTCTGTTTCTAAATCAAAAAATGCTTTTACTTTGTTCCAATCTCCTTTGGACATTCTACTTACTTTCATTTATTTCTCCTATTTCGTTTTCTATTTCATTTAAAGTATACACACTAAACTCTATGTGGACATTCTTTTGCATACTCATTAGTTTTTTAGCAAAATCATTACATTCTGCTTGTATTTCTGATTTTATTAAATCATAATGTATTTTTTTATTCATTCTTTATCCTATTTACCATATTTTTCATTGAATTTTGTTATTTCGGCTTTATCTTCAACTTCATAGGCTCTTAAACTATTGCCTCTACCTAAATCTTTTAAAGCCTCACTACCATTTGAATACACATTCAAATCTTCTAAAGGATTATCTGTATAATCACTAATTATTACATATACTACTTGTTTTTCTGTAGTTAAAAACTCTTTATCGTTTATATCTACATTACATCTTTTGCTCATTCTATTTCTCCTTTTTTAAATACCCTAATAATTTCTTTGTATAAAGGGTGGTCAAAATCATCATATACTTTCTTATTTGTTACCTTTTTAGCAAGATTATCAAATGGTGTAGGGTTATGTTTTGTTTCGATAACATTATCTTTTTTTGTATCATTTTCCACAAAGTTACCATATTTAGACATAGCACTTGAAGATTCATCAATCCAAATACATTTACCACACTCCCAAGGATTTTTTTTACAAGTTCTTTTATGTTCTCTTGCTTCTTCGGTATTACAAAACCAATTCATTATTCTGCCTCAGTTATTTTATCAAACTTATCTCTCTCGGCTCTCATTCTAATCAATACATCTTCATACTCTTTGATACTATTACATTTTTTCCACTCATCATTAGAAAACTTTTTAAGTCCGTCAAATGCTGGATGTCCTTTGAGTTCTTCAAATTCTTCGGCTTGTTCTTCTGTTCTATGTTCATACTTAGGTTTAGCAAAACTATCTGCTTCCACATCTGAATATATACCATACTCATAAGCATTTATAAGTTTTAGTATAACTCTATCTTTACCACGTTTTTCTGCCATTGCTCCCATATATAAGTTCTTACAATTTTTACTATCTGCTTCGCCAATACTCCAAGCAACTGCCTCTCCCTTTTTGCCTGATACAACCATTCTTACGAAGTTTTGTTCTGAGTTTAATATTTGTGGTGGACCAAAAACAATTTTCTCTTTAAATGCTATCTTTTCACAAGAGTCGTGTGATATAATCCATTTACCACTACGTTGTTCTTTCCAATAATCTTGTTCAGTCAAATTATACTTTTGTGCTAGATGTTTCATATTCATTCTAAAATTCTCCTTAATTTATACAAATATGTGTTGGTTTGTTTTCTCTACGATTTGGTAGTTTTTCTAAATGTTCCCATAATAATTCTAAACCATATTTAGTATCTTCAAATTTCATAGGTGTTGGCGAGTATAAAACCTCATTAAAACCATTACCCTCATCATCTATTGAAGTTACTATTGGTAAATCTCCAAACTCAGTCTTTAATTGTTTTAGTTCTTTTATTATTTGAGATAGTTTTCTTGCTTTAGCCATTTAACTCCTCCCATCTTGCTACAACTATTTTATCATTTCTCCACATTTGTAGTATTTTATATTCGACTTCTGATATTCTGTGCAATATGTCGTGCTTATTATCACTTAACTCTCCATCTTCAAATAAATCTTCATCAGGATATTGTATTAATATGTGATTACTATTGTTCATTCTTTTGTTCTCCTATATTTCGTATATTGTTCTTTCATATTCTTTAACATTTGGGTAGAGTTCTGCTATACTTACATCTAAGAACTCACTCAATTTTATTAATCTATCTTGGTTTGGCTTACGACTACCATTTATAAATCCACTCATTACTGAATAGTTTATACCTAAATTATCGCATACAAACTTTTTTGTTAAACCTTTTGACTTGATAACCTTATCAATATTATTCATTAATATCTCCTTTTAATCTTTAAACATTGAGTAAGAGGCAGTTCCAACTACTTCTTCTCCGTCTTTTACTATTTCCCAATAATCCTTATTTGTGTGAGGATTATATCTTAATCTCTTAGTATATCTTGCTAAGTCTTTTCTTTCTAGTTCAGTTAAGTTTCTTCTTCTTCCCATTATATTCTCCTTTTCATTTATGTGAAATTAAAACATCTTTTTCACTTATGCAAGTCTTTTTTTACTTTTATTTAATTTAAATAGTTCTTGCATTTAATATTTTAGCAATCTTATATTTGTTACCCAATATTGTTTTTGGTTTACAACTCTTTGCGATATTGGTTATAAAATCGGTTACAAAGAGGGGTTTGAACATAGCCGAATCGTTGGGATTAATCGTAATAGACGAGTTCATTAACAAAATATTACGAGCCGTATGACGAGCCACTAATGTGGGGGTTATAAAGGCAATCAACCTCTAAGAACAATCTTAGGGGTAAGGGATTGCCGTACTCAAAACCAAATATAAGGGTTATAATATTAGTTATTAACATCTATTATAATTATTAATATTATTAAATATAACATACCATTCTGCGTGTTTATCAGTTTTAAATATATTACATTCATCACATTTTTGAATTTGGTCTTTTTTGTTTTTGTCGTTATATGTAAAAATATAACCTAATTTATTACAAGTATTACATTGTTTCATTTTTAGCCGTTTCTTTCTATTAGTTATTAACATAAAGTATTATGTATTGTATTAAAATTTCTAATATAATATCTTAATTGTTGCATATTAGTTCTTTCTTGTGAATCACAAAAATCTTTAAATCTTTGTTTTTCATCTTTACTTAAACCTCTCATTATATTACTATAACTGATGTTTTTACTTGTTTTAGGCATTTTGCCGTTCCTCTCTATTAGTTATTATTTTCTTTTATACATTCTTCTAAATATAATTCTGCCTCTTTTTTATCGTCAAAATATTCAGTTTCTACAACATTATCTTTTGTCCAATATCCAACCTCATATTTCCAACCCTCTATCATAGAATTATAATCATCATTTTTATCTGCAATTTTACTCCAAAATTTAATGATTTTCCATTTACCTATATTCATTTTTTGCCTTTCTAATCATAATCTGGTAAAGTTTCATAATAATTAAAAAATATAGTAACCTTATCAGTTTTATTATAATCTACACCAAGACGTTCACAAACTTCTATCCAAACTTTTGAATCTGCGAAATCTTCTGAATAAAGATTTAAATAATTATGATTTTTGTCTGATTTTTTCATTTTAACTTTCCAACATATCTAAATATGTTTTATTTATTTTTATACCTTTTCTATTATGTGTATCTATTATCCCAATAATATGATTTTCTAATTCTTCTCGTAAACCATCTAAGTCGTAATGTCGTTCACCTGTTTCTTCGCAATCATAATAGTTTAAAACCATAGCAACAATATAATCTGTTGTTTCTTCATTTTGTTTATTATTTATCATAGTTTTAATCTCCTCATAACTTCTGTTTCAACTTTATTCATAAGTTTATTATCTTGAAAGCCACCATGCTTTTGATAACTTTCAACTATATCTGACAATACATTATTAGAGCCTCCGACAAGCATATCTCTAATTTCATAAAGAGCATAATCTAACATATCATCAAACAACTCTTGCTCATTACAATCTGAACATTCGTTAGTTATAGTATTATTATGCTTACAATTATTATTTAGTTTATTTTTACTCATCTTCTGCCATCCTCCACTATTTCCCATTCCTCAAATAATTCTTCATCAATTTCGCCATAAAAATAACCCGTATCACAATTACTAGGTGGTGTTTCATAGCCATACTTTTTTGAATATACTTTAATTAACTCAAAGGAATCTTCTGTTGATAAGACCTCTATAATTACTTGTTCTTTCATTTTCCTAACCTCCAAAAATTATATAATCTAATTCTACAATCATTAAAACAACCTAATGCTACTTTATTTATTAAATGATGTCTTGTATTTCTTTTAAAAGACTCATCTATTTCCATTATTTGTTCTAACAAATCATCATATTTATCTAATAAATCTAATCTTTTGTCACTTGACATTTTGTTCATTTATTCTCCATTTTTGTAATTTGTGTTATTATTAGTGAGTGGGGATTTTTTTGAGAGAATCCCCAAAACTCTACCTACCAACCGAACAAATTTTATTGATATAATCCACTCAATCTATTTGCTTCATCTTCGCCAAACCTATCTGCTACAACTCCTAATATAATTCCAATCATATTATGTCCAAATGTAGTTCCTTGTAACTCCATACATTTTTCTTCTAATTCTATTAAAGTTGCTGTTTTTAGTTTTCTGCCGAATCCATACATTGTTCATTCTCCTTTTTTTGTTCTAGGTATTTATTATCTTGTTCTTCTAGTTTACCTAATACATCAGTTAATATATTAGATAATTCTTTATAAGTAATTCCTTGACGTTTCTTAGTCATTTATAGACTCCTTTAAAATTTCTAGTTTATCAATTGAAAATTTAATACCACCAATAAATCCTTTATCTTTTTGAGATAATTCTTCTATCTTTAACATATTAATATCATCTTTTAATCTATTAATAAGTCCTTGTATTTTTCTCTTGTTCATAAAACTCTCTTTCTGTTGGTTAGGTGGCTTAGTTATAACTGCCTTTGTTAAGGTCTTACGATAACCTTTTCTCAACCACCCTCCCCAACTTTTCTTACCTTATAATTTACAACTAAGTAAATATATAAGTCAAGTATTATTTTACAATTATGTTAATTTTCTAAATGTTCGTTTAAATCTTCCCAACACGGCATACACATTCCGTCATAACTTGTATCTTCTTCTTCTTTGCAACTATCGCAATATTCTACTTCCTTATCTTCTACATCAAGTGGACTAAAAAACTCCAAACAAAAACTATTCCAACACTCAATATCTCCACAAATATAAGTAGAGTAAGGTGTTTCACTTATTTCAGTTTCCGATATATTTCTACCACAACCATAATTACAATTATAATCTTCAACTGCACTATCCCAACCATTAACTACTTTAATCAACCTAATCAAACTAAACCTCCTTTTCCGTTACAAACAATTTACTATTAGTATTTTCAAGAATCATATCTACTGCTTTTTCTGATTTACCACTTGCCCATAAAATCCAATCCGTATTATTTTTTAAGCACTTAATCCAAGAATTTATATATGAACTTGTATTTTCTATATGATTTTCTTTAAAGTTACATATGTCTGCTAGAATCTGACTGCCCATTTCTGCTACTAGTTCTTCTGCCGAATATTGTCCTCTATCGTGTAATATATCTGCGTTTGTGCCGTTTAATTCTGCTTTATCAAATCTATTTAATCTACTTGTATGCCCTGTACTATGTATCATTTCGTGAAATGTAACCTTGTTTAAATACTCCTCACTCTTCCAATTAATGCCCTTACCAAAGGGAATATTAATAAAATCTCTATTAGGACTATAATAAGGACTTTGGAAATTATCATAACCATATTTTATAGGCACAATCTCAGTCCAATTTGCTATTATCTGTTCTGCTAATTGGTTATTAACATCTATCTTTTTTTCTTTGATATCACTCTCTTTATATAAAGATGTTTGAGCCAAATTGAATACATTGAAAGTTTTTAATAAAGGTATTGTATCTTGATATTTTGTGCCGTCATCTTTTGTTTTTTCTATTTCTAAAAATTTCCAAAATACAATCGTTGTTGCTTTACTACCTTTTAAGACGTGTCCTTTTTGTTTCCTAGTTTGATTAAAAGTTATCCAAGTATTGCAAGGAAAATTATTATTTATTACGGCAGAATTTAAAATCCAAGTATTCATACCTTTATATAACTTGCCGTGAAATGATGTTGGCAAACCAACTTTATTTATATAACCACTGCTCCAAGGTATAGTACCCTTTTCTAAACATTCTATTATACCCTCAGTAACTTTTTTAACTATTTCATTCTTATTCAAAATATACTCCTTTTTTTTACCCTTTAATTTATAAAACTATTTATATTAATGTCAAGTATTATTTACTATAAAGAATAACCCTCCTCTATTAATTGTTCATTTAGATATGCTAATTGTTCTTTATTATATTCAAATATACTATTTATAAAATCTAGTGTTATATATTGCAAAGGTATATATAAATTATTAAGTAGTAAATACAATTCATAATATGGTTGATTTTTAATATTAGTTTTGTTCATTCTACTCCTCCACTTCTACTAATTCATTTATTAACATCATTTCCCTGACGTCATCTTCTGACATAAACTTTAAACAACAAATAATAAACCAATCTCTATTAATAACTCCTTCATCTATTAAATCATAGGCTTTATTAGTAAACTCTCTTGCTTCATAAGTTCTTTGAAATTTTAACATTTTTAACTCCATTCTTTAATAATTAATTAATTTTAATTATTTTATACAACTAAGTTAAGGAAACTTTACTAAATAAAAAAGGGTTGTTACATCTTGTTACATTTAGGTTACAATTCATTTCCTATACGAATTATATTTGACAATGTCAACAACTTTATTTTTTTGTTGCACGTTTTGCACGTGGACTGCTGTAACTACCTTATTTTTAAGGCAAAACTAGAATTATTATTTTTTGGTATTGGCTATCGTGTAAAAATAATTTTGCCTAAAATAGCCCTTTTTGAGCCTTATTTAACGTGTCAAGTATTGTTACATATTGTTACATTTGACTGCACGTTTTGCACGTTATAATTATAATTCAACAATTCTAATTTTAGAATTATAAGTTTATAATTCGAATTTATAGTTTATAATTCGACTACTCAGTTTACTTTTCGACTCATCAGTCTAAAACCGACTGCTCAGTCTAAAACCGACCACTCAGTCGGAAACCGACTACTCAGTCGGATTGCACGTTTTGCACGAGTCAAGCCTTGTTACATCTTGTTACATTTCTGTTACATTTTGTTACATTTAAATTCTTGGCATATATGTAAATATGTAATAATTTATCATATCAGTTGAGGCACAAAGCCAAAACACAAAAATAAAATAGAGAGGCAGTAAAATGAAAAACATAACAGAAAAAACAAAAATAGAAGCAAGAACAAACGCAGATACTAAAGTAGATATTCAAGAATGGTCTTATCAAGATTGTATTAGCGTTGAGCCATGTTATGACGATATAGAAACGAATGACTTTAAAAGAGTAGAAGTTGATGTATCTAATAGTAATTATCAAGATAGCAATCATACTGAAGTTAAAGTTGAGATGAGAGGCAATAAAGACAATGTTCAAGCCGTTGATATTACTTTAATAGATGATAATACACTACTAATAGAGTTAGTAGATAGTAAGAGTTATATTAAACTGAAAAATACTCATGGCAAATTTAGCCTTAGGAGTTCAGTTAGAACTGACAGCGAGGAATAAGCACTTACACACCCCACCTACCCACCAAAAAAACTACTAATGCCTCAGCCCTCTCAGCCTTTTCGGTTGGGGGGGCTATGCCCCGTATGGCTCTAGGATATACACGCTCAGGTCCTATTCCACAAAAAAGACGAGAAATAAGTACTTATACCTAATTTTAAAAAAAAGTTTGCAAGAAGTACGAAAAAGTCCTAAATTACGATATGGAAACTACCATAGCAAAGAAAAAACCCCAAAAAGTACTAGCCATTGAATTATTCGCACTTAACCCTAATATAACGATACGAGAAGTAGCCGAAAAAGTGGGTGTTGCAGAACGATGTGTCAGCAAATGGCGTGAAGATGGTAACTTTATAGATAAGATATATGAAAGGTATATGACTGAGTTTGGTAGTCAGTTACCTGCTGTTATTAACTCTATGGTTAGGGAAGCTAAACACGGAAACGTACAGGCTGCTAGGCTTGTATTGGAGCATAGTGGTAAACTTGTAAAGAACGTCAATATTACAGTAGATAGTCCTTTTGAAAAGTTTTTAAAGACTGAAGATGTAGAGGAAGCTGATTATGCTGAGGTATTAGATGATGTAGTTATACCTGAGGATTTACCACCTAGAGAAAAGTCCATGACCCAAAAAGAAGAAAAGATAGTTCTTAAAAAGGTTATAGATAAAGAGTTAAATAAAAAGAATCGAAATGAAAAGCGTAGAGAGTGGTATCAATGGCAGAAAAGAGCAGAAGCTGTAGGGATAGAGCCTTTGAGTGCTCGTAGACCAACTAAGGGTCAAAGAAAAGAATGGGAGTTATCTATTATTGCTGCTGAGGAATCTATTTAACGTATTTACTTATAATATACTTTAACGCCACAAATATTAAAACAACCCCAACAACACTTATAACATCAACAAAATGATTACCTGAATCGCTTTCAATACTACCCATAGGAGTTACTATTGTCATTTTTTTAGTTTGTTTATTCATTGTCTACACCACCTTTTTCCATAATTCTTAAAAACTTGTCTTTTAATCCGTTACCTGAAAGTCTTGCGATTATTTCTACTTGTGCTTTGAATATACCATTTAACTTCTTTTGTTCCATCTGTACTTTTTTTTGCTGGTCAATCAGCTTAATAATAATACCTTCCAACCTCTTGAAGTCTTGGTCTAGTTCTGTCATTAGAGTTTCCTGTATGAACCTGTTTTGTTTCCATATAAAGAATCCGAACGCTATTGTCATCGCCACAGGTATTCCAAATTGTTCCAATATTGTAAAAAAATCCATTTTTCTCCATTAAGCTATTCCCATAAAGGGTATTGTATTACTTTCCATTAAATCGCACATTTGTTGGTAGGTATCTTTTTCTATTTCTACCAATTTGTCTTCGTTACTATAAAATTCTCTTTTATATTGTTCTTGTGTAATGTCTTTTGCTAAATACTCTATTATGATGTTTAGCTTTTCGTGCATATTGATTACATTCTTTAAAAGGATTTCTATTTTTTCTTTTTCACTCATTATTTTCTCCTTAGTTCTTTATTCATTTTTTTAACTAAATCACGTTTTACATTACGAATAATTTTTCTTTTTTCATTTTCGTCAGCATACCAAGCAATAAACTCTCTTTTTGGCAATCCTGGGTGGTTTACAAATTTAGCAACTGCTTTTGTATCAACATACATATTTGTTACACGACTTTTACTTCCTGTTTTAAATACTAAAACCTTTTTATTTTTTGGTTCTATTTTATAAGGTCTTGTTCCTTGTCTATGGTAATCTCCAATTCTATTATATTTTATACCTTTTTTTGTGGCTCTTATGCTATTTACAAGATTGCCTGTATCTAATAAAGGTGTTGAGTGTCCTTTTTTTGCTATTGTGCTTTCTTCTAATGCAGGAGTTACTTTACCTTGTTTTATAAATCTGCGTGAGGCTGCAGCTATTTTTTCGTTTACACTATTTCTAACATCCTCTAAAGTACTTTCGTCTTTTAATTTATTAACTAAATTACGAAAATATATAAAACTATTGACTTCTATCTTCATTTTGTTGCTCCTGTGGTTGAATTTCTTGTTGTGGAGCTATTTGCTCTTGATTCTCTTGTAATTTAGCACTTGCTTCTTCCAAAGTCAAGTCTTTATTATATTCAACCATAAGTTCTGCTTTACTTATAATCCCTAAATTTAACCTATGTGTATCAAGTGCTATTTGGTCTTGTACTGTCATTGGGTATTCAGGTTCATTAAAATCAATTTTAAGCTCATTTGGTAAGTTTACACCAAAACTTGAGGCTAAAACCTTTTCAACATTGTACATTTTATGTTCATATAGCGTAAAAAGTGCTAAATCGTCTTGATAATCCTCAAATCTTTCTAAATCTTTGATTTTTAGAGCAATACCACTAGGTGTTTCGCCACCATCTTGTGCAAATTGAACAAAAAGGTGATTATTTTGTGCTACAAGCTCCATTTGGAACTTAACATTTTCTATAACCTTCTCAATATCGCCTGATGGTGATTTTATATCATAATTTGCATCTGAAGGCAATTCTAAAATAACATCTGAACCAAATCGTTGTCTATTTCCTAAATCTGCACCTGAAACTACAGGTTGTCCAAACATTTGGAATCTTAAACCTAATTGCATTTCAGTCATTGTAATATTTATGTGTTCATTTGCTGAAACTATGTCATTTGCACCTTCAACATAAAAACTATCTGTTTGATGCTCTCTATGAGTGAAAGCAAAAGGTAAAACACCATATCCGTGTTGATTTTCTTCTAAAATATTACCATCTTCGTCAAAAATAAAATATTCTTCACTATTCCAATGAATATATTGGGTAGAATCTGATTTAGATGAATCTTCTGTGTAATTCATTAAAGGATATGATATTGCAACAGGTTTAAAAGGGTCATTTCCGAAGAAAGGGTGAAAATAATATACAGGTTGATAGTCAAAATAAGGATTTTCTGTGTCCATATACACAATTCTTGTTGCAATAGTACCAATAAGTCGTGTCATACGTTCAATATGCTTCATTTTAGTGTCTTTTAGTTTAGTTAAAGCAGTATATTTGTTATTTACGTTCCTAGAAGCACCAACTGTGTAAATTCTTGACATTTTATTAATAAATTTCTTAGTAATGTTGGATTGATATGGTGGAACTTCTCTAAATGCCTCTAAATCAAACTTTTCTACTATATATTGAGATGTATTGTTGCCATTATAGTAATCTAACAACTTATTTACATAACCTTCTCTTTGTTTATGGTTAAAAACCTTTAAATTTTCTAAACTTTCCTGTATTATGTCTTGAATCATTACCTTTTCCTCACTTTAATTTGTTTATTTTTCATCGGAAAATGATTTATAAAAAAGTACCTCAACATATCGCAAGAATGGTCGTGATATCCGTCTTTTATTGGTTCTTGTTTAAGTGGTTTTCCGTCTTGTGCTTCAGGGTATCTATAACCCTCTAAATCTTCTGCCATACCCATACAATTATTGTTTAAATGTAAATATCTATCACCATTTGCGTTTTCTATAAAACTTCTAACGTGATTTACACCTGCTGTAATACTTCTTGATGGTTTATCTGTTATTGTATGCACTATTATGCCATATTTTCTAAAAATTTCTATATCTCCTACGCCTGACTGACCTTGAGCTTGTAATCCTGCAGGGTCGCCATAGTATTTAATAGTTTGGTATCTTTTGCTTTTAATCATTTTAGCAAGTTCGTCTGTTTTTATATTTGTTTGATGTATTATCTCGTCAATCATATTTATGTGCCATTGTCCATTGACACGATACGTTTGAAACCATCCCACAGCACACATCCTGTACCCAAAATCAATACTACAAAAAGTAGGAAGATGTGGATTGTAAGGATAATAACCGACATCAAGATTCCTATCAAAAGGATAAACCCTACCTTCAAAGCTCGTAAACTGTGCACCATACTCTTGGTCAAATATTTCTTTAGACATATTACGCTTTCTTTCAATGAGAAAAGTGTCATTCTTCCCATCAGGAAATGCGAAATTATTATCCCAACTTGGTGCTTGATGTGATTCCCATAGTGCATCACTTTTTCCCAACAAAAACAAATCATATAACCAATTAAACCCTTCAGGTGTTGATATGAATATACCTTTGCCTTTTCTATCAGATAATGTGGGAGATAAATACATATCCCAAATTCTTGGTCTAACTTTAGCTGCCTCGTCTACTATCAGCAAATCTAATCCCTCACCTACAAGTGAATCAGGATTGTCTGCTGATTTTGCTTCTACAGTAGTTCCCCACTTGAATTTGATATATCTTTCTTTCTCACTAGCTTTTTCTATATCGTTTTGATGTCCTTTAACCATAAGATTCCACACTTCTCTAAACATCAAGTCAGCTTTATCGTAGGAAAGACCAACAAGCCATATTCGTTTGTTCGGCAGGGAGGCGTAGAATGTCGCTTCCATTGCCGATGCCGTAGTCTTTCCGAAACGCCTCCCACAAACCATTACAAAAAACCTTGCCGTTTCTTTAGTAGGAAAATGAAGTTTATTTTGTCCATCGTGTGGTGTGTAGTCTAAAAATTCAAACCATTTTTTTTTATATTTATATAAATCTTGCATTTTTCTACCATATTAATTTAAGTTATAACGTATGTAAAATACAAGATATTGTATTTTGAGATAAAAAAACACAACATATAGGAGGGCAGTATGTCCGAAGAAACAAAAGTATCTAATGAAACAGTAGTGGAAAGTGGTACACAAGATGTTACTCAAGAAGTTGCTCAAAATGAGTACATAGCAGAAAGCAAAAAGTATAGAAAAAGAGCACAGGAAGCTGAATCAGAATTAACTAAACTTAAAAAAGCAATAGCAGCACAAGAAGAAGAAAAACTAAAACAAAAAGAAGATTTCAAAAGTCTTTATGAAAAAGTTTCTTCTGAAAATGCAAATCTTGCACAAGATGCAGAAAGATGGAAATCTTACGAATCTAATAAAAGAACAACATTACTTGATAGGCATCCTGAAGATGAAAGAGAATCTTTATCAAAACTTGATTTAGAAACTCTTGAATATGTAACTAACAAAATTTCAAAACCATCTAATCCTGAGGTGGTTGGTAGAGCAAAAGTTTCTGCACAAATGTCAAACAAATCTTGGAAAGATATGAATGATGATGAACGTAGAGAGTTTTACGCTATGAAATCAAAAAAGGGTTAGATTTTACTTAGGAGAAAACAATGGATAGTAAAAAGATACTTAGTGGTGGATTACAGGACCAAACTAATGCCGTCTTAGATAAATTTATACCTGAAATATGGGGTGCTTCTTTACAAGATTATTTTGAAAAAAGTCTAGTATTTGGTGCATTAGCAAACGATTTATCAGCGATGGTTGCAGGTGGTGGAGATATGATTCACTTACCAAAACATAGTGAATTAGTGGCTACAGATTTATATAGTGGCGACAATAATGCTTTAGCATCAGGTATAACTTTCGCAGCAGGTACTACAAGCGAAGGTGAACATCAACTTAAAATAGACCAATCAACAATGGCTGCAGTAGCAATTACTGATATATCAAGAGCACAGTCAAGTTATGATGTGATGAATATTTACACACAAAAACTTGGTTATGCTTTGGCTAAGAAAGTTGATTTTTACCTTGCAACAAAATTGTACCAAGAAATTACATTCAACGATGGTGCAAATAGTAATGCAGATGGTAATTCAAGAGGTAATAACATTAACTTTGTAGGTAACGGAACATACGATATCAAAACAGAAGGCGTAGCAAACATGATTAAAGCAATTTATGAAAGTGATGCAACTGTTGAAGATTATGTAATGGTATTGGCTCCTGCAACATATAGTTCTTTATTTAAACTAGCAGATTTTGCTCGTTATGATGGTACAGGACTAGCAGGTGATTCTAATCCACTTGTAAGTGGTTTTGCAGGTAAACTTGGTGGTGTTCCTGTTGTTATTTCTAACAACATAGTTCATGCACCTTCTTCTTCTTACGCTCAAAGTACAGCACCTAAGTTTAACAGTGCTGATAGTGGTGATGAAGTTGATGAACTTGCAGGTTACTTGATTCATAAAGAGGCTATGCACATTGCATACGCTGCAGGTATGAAATCAAGAGTTCAAAGTGATTATCACCTAGAATCATTATCAACAAGATTTGTTGCTGATAGTGTTTATGGTTGTTTAATTACATCAGACAACTCAAATAACAAAAAAGTATTCGCTTTAATGGATGGAATATCATAAAGTACGAATAACTAGATAAGATAGGGGGTAGGAAACTGCCCCCTTGACTTAGGAGTATTATGTCATTAATAGATAGTATAAAAGAACACGAAGGTTATGTAGGTATAGTATATAAAGATAGTTTAGGTATAGATACTATAGGTTACGGATTTGCAATAAAAGATTTAGAATTAGATAGAGATATATGCGACATTATCTTAGAGAGAAAATTACAGGCATTAGAAGATAGCGTTAATTTAAAGTTTAATTGGTATAGTGATATGCCTGAAGAAATACAAGATGTCGTAATGGAAATGTGTTATCAATTAGGTGTTAC